ACCTCCGATTAACCGATAGAACCGTCCGCCTGCACACCATAAGCGGTGCCAGCAGCGGGGGTTCCCGTCACCATGTTAGTAATAAATTCTTCGCCAACCAGCAGGGGATGAGCACGAAGCAGTTCACCGACAGGAGTCGTATAAGTCCGCTTGTCATATTCCGTCTGATCATTGAAGAATTCATAACCATTTTCGACCAGAAAATAACGCTTGTTCAGCTTATCAACCATAAACCGATAAGCAACCACGCCATCATAGAACGTGGTAACTTCCTTGCAGATAAACTTGGAAGTAGACTCCGCAGAAGGCAGTTCCAGCTTGTCACCGTTCTGAACCATCAGAATACCATTCTGAACGGCATCAGCAGCGCCATTAGCCAGTTCACCTTCGTAAACGTAGCCCTGCAGCTTTGTCATGTAGCCAGCCATAGCTAGTCATTCCTTTCAGTGAATATTTATTCTTTACTTAGACAGTAAAGAATAGCTGGATACTTTTTCATCCTTCTCAAGCAGAGAATACTTGTTCTCTGTAACGAGCGTATCCATAAACGGATTAATTTCGCCAACAACCGAAGTAGTTTCAGCAACATGCTTCTGTTCCTTCAATTCAGCGACTTCAGACTTCAGTTCATTGATCACGTCCATAAGTTCAGCGATCATCTGTTCCGCAGTCTTCTTTTGTTCCATATCAACAATCGGCGCATCCTCTTCTGTGTCAGAAGTTTCCTGCGTAGATTCTTGAGCAGGTTCTTGAGTGGGTTCTTGAGCGGGTTCTTCCGCAGGAGTGTCAGGTGTTTCATCTGCCGGAGCATCATCTCCACCAGCTTCCGCAACTTCCGTTTCTGCAACGTGAACGCCGTCCACGGTTTCAATAAGAGTGCCCTCTGCAACATCCGTGGTATGCGTTTCAACGGTAACTGTCTGGCAAATTTCTTTACCAGTATCAGTATCGTATGCGCACGTAGTATGTTGTTCTTCGTGACATTCATGCATGACTACTTCAGCTGTTTCTTCAGTAGTCTCAGCTTGCGCTTCTTCAGGTTCTGCTTCGCAGTTTTCCTTCTTTTCTCTTTTGCAAGCTGCGGTTTCTTCTGTTTCTTCTTCGGAGGTTTCTTCAGAAGCTACAGCTTCAACCTTTTCTTCTTCAGCCAGTTCAGGCTGAGCGGCTTCTGTTTCAACAACTTCAGCCTTGTTTTCGACTTCTGCCATTTCCTCATCACCCTTTCTGGTCTCATCTGCTTTCTGTGCCACTAATTCTAATGCCACAGCTTCTTCGCAGGCGGGGTAGGTCACAATGGCTGTGCCTTCCAAATAATTGTTTTCAGACGCATCAATCAGTATCGTTTCATCATCAAGTTCTTCGTACTCACCAACGGTAAGCTCAAAAGAAAACTTTAAAGCTCCGTCCGCAAACAATTCGGATATTGCCTTGCTAAGCTTTTTATTGCGCTTAGGAATACGTGCATATCCTATTAAGTAGCAGTTATTACCGTTAACTTGTTTTTCAAACTTGTAGAAAGAACCAATCTGCGTCGAATGAAATTCGCCTGTTTTTGTGTCATACAGATGACCAAGGCGAGTGTAGTTACCGCTGACTAAAGCCTTTTTGTCAGCATACAGCGGCAGTCCCACATACCGCGTTTCATTACCTACAATTTCATCAATGAAAGCTTCGGTAACTCTTGCTCCGTTAAGATTAGCCTCAGGAGCTTCGCAGATGCGAGCTTTTACAGTCATAAACACATCAGACTGTTCGATTGCGGAGACGACAGAAGCAAAAGTAATTTTGCTCATAACCATTCTCCCTTTGCTTTGCGTTCGATGGGGGAAGACAAAGAGCGCAAGGCTAATCTATGAAAAACACCCTGTTAAGAGTGGTTTTCATCAAAAGACTGGGACTTACATCCGAAGAACGCCCAGATTCTATCAACCGCATTACAGCAACGCTGAAATTGAATATTGTCCGTTCGTAAGAGGCTTTTGATAGAATTTAATAAATACTCCTAGCGGAGTAGTTATTCAGACATTGATCCTTCAGGGTTCGACGGTTTGGGCTGCTTCCCTGTAACTGCCGATTCTGGATCTGATGTTCTTTCTGTAGTATCCAGTGTCGGACGACCTACAGTATTATTTGTTTTTGTTGTATCGTAAGTTATATATTGGCTGTTAGAAATTTCTCTTGGAACCATAACTTCATCTGTTCCGTCTTTCTTTTCTTTTTCTCTTGTTTCTCTTTCGACTTCAAGAGAGTATCCCTGAACTTCCATCATGTGTTCAGTAGATACAACACCCTTCTCCCAAAGCTCCAACGCTTTTTCTCTGAGAGCTTTCTTTCCTTCCATTGATAAAGGCTGGAAATGGAATTCAGGAACTTCTTTTAAGTTATATGTTCCGGGAATTTCTTCTGTTAAACGTTTGTTTATCTTTGTCATCATTTCACAGAATTCGTCACGAATAGAGTTTATCCGCGCTTCAGCTGTCTGTGTTGAAACCTGAGCAGAAGCAAACGTTGATCCATCTTCTGAAACACCAGTTACTAATACGCCGCTAATTCCGCCAGCAGAAAGAATATCGTTATTAACACCTTTATACTTGTCCCATTGGAACAAGTCGTCCATGTCAAACTGTATCGGTGTAGCTTTGGCTAAATGGTTTGTTACTGCTAAAGGTGTACCAGCCATAGCTGATAAGAATATTTTTCTTACGTCTGATAACTGCACCTTGTCAGGTAATACGTCATTAGTCTTACTGCTTTCGCCATATTGAACATGGACAAAACTACGTTTGCCGATATTCAGCATTGCGTCTTCGTAACTTGAAATAAGCTCTTTCTTAGATAACGCTCTTAAACAAGATACCAAGAAAGGAATAGCATATCTTTGCCAGCTTTCTTTTGAACCCTGTAAAACAAAAGTGTTTTCAGGATTCAGCTGAGCATATTGTTGACCTGCTTTAACGGCTTTTTGAATTTCTTCAGGATAACCTTTCAAAACATAATCCAGCGTATTGTCTTTTACATACTTCTCATCTGTACTATACGACTTTGTTCTGAATTCGTTGGTAATACTCTGGCAGTCATAGTCAACAATGGGCGTTCCATTAAATGTTGTATTGCCAATAGTCCATTTATGAATAGGCAATGTGATAAGATCTCCTTTATGGAGATAACAGCATACATTATTGTATTTCCATATTTCCAGCATAATTGCGTCTATCTTTTCTCTTAGCCGCATACGTTTATACTGTTCTTCAAAAAGAGCATAAGTCTTTTTCTTTGATCCAGTGAGATACCAGTCAGAACAGGTGGAAAACGGAACATACACATGTTTAATAATGCCATGAATAATAGGATCAGCATCAGTATAGTAGTCAACAAGCTGATATATTCTCTGTATGTTTTCCTGCTTATTACGCAGAATACTTACATAGTCAAAGTCAGCAAGTTCACCACTATAGGTAAAGTTAGAGTTATTGAAACTTTGAATAGTTTCCGTATCGTTTTCTTTACCAGCGCCAACAACAACAGGATGTTTCGGACGGGGCTGTTCAGCCGCTGCAGTAGTTTCTACTCGACTGCCAAACAGGCGGTCTAATAAACCCATTGGGACTCAGCCCCTTTCTATTAGAATTTGCCAAACGAATTAGCAATACGTTTTGAAACCGAGTCGTTAAAACCACCTGTAATTCCAATACATACAGGGCCCCGGTTGAAATGCTTAAGGTTTTCTTTTTCTAATTCTGAAATGTAGTCATTACCCATAGCTAAAGAAGAATATCTATCCTTGTGCATGTTGGCTCTTGGAACATCGTATAAGACGTTTCCGCTTGTACCAACTCTTGCAACAACATTTCCCATTTCGATCTGTAAAGCATCTGCCTCAATAAAGTTTGCAAACTCTTCTTTTGACATATGATACTCCGCAGAAGCATCTTGCTGTTTCTCTTTTATGATTCGAGAAGATGCAGGAATTTCGATATTCTTTTTCTCCAAAGCAACGCGTAAGTTTGTATAGATGCGCTGGTTCAACGTATTAACAGCACGGAAAGGATGCAATGCTTGAACCGCATCCGGATTAGATAATGGTTCATCATCCACAACAAGAGGAGGATATTCTCTGCCAGAATTAACGTCTATCCATTCTTTATCAAAGAACCTGTCAAAACTATCTCCCAAACCTCTTGCGTCGTATACTATTTTCTCTGCATTAGGAAACCTAATGTGAAAATATTCACGAACCTGATCCGCAAGATAGTCTAACGGTTTACCGTTATAAGAACGGATATTAACTACTTTTCTGGCAAATGTACCGTCTTTCTTTTCTGTAAACTTATGCACCATTAAAATGCTGTTATCTGAACCTTTTGCTTTTGATGTGGCTATGTCCAGAGAGATAATGTATCTGGACTTGGAACCTTTCGGCTGTTCCATTTCCACAAGGTTCAAAGTTCTGCAAGACTGCACGAGGTCGAACGGAAACGCTGAGTTTTCAGAAGAGCCTAAGAATTTAGACTCGTATTCCATTTGGAATGTAGACTCAGGGTTACCCGCACGTTCTTCTTCATAGAAGGTTTCTTTTGTCAGTCCTTCAGCTATTGGAGTCTTATAATGTAAAACACAGACAAAATAGGATAAGTCCCCATGCGCCCGTCTTTGAACAATACGTTCAAATTCTTTATAGAACTCGTAATTCTTTGGACACGCGGAAGAGATGTAGATAATTTTAGAGTCAAAGTCTTCAAACCCAT